ATCACATGCTTGACCACCATGTACCGGGACAAGAAGTTTGTGGTGGTCTCCCTGCGCCCGGGCAAGGACCGCACCCTCGACCAGAACCGGCTGTGGTTTGGGATGTACAAGCGAATCGCCGAAATGACACAGATCGGCGACGCCGCGGACGCCCGTCGGTACTGCAAGCTTCACTTCGGCGTGCAGATCCTGCTGAACGAGGACGCTGGGTTCCAGGCTGAGTGGTATCGGGTCATGCGCCATCTGCCCTACGAAACCAAGCTGGCCATGATGGGTGAGTGCCATTTGTTTGGCCCTGATGGCTTCCCGGTGACCAGCCTGTTCAACCGCGCCCAGGGCATCAATTACACCGACCGCATCGCAGCCTACTTCACAGGCCAAGGTGTGGTTTTCACTGATCTGCTCAGCAAGGAGGCTGCATGATCGCCAAGCAACCAAAACCGAAGAAATGCCGTGTTACGGCGTGCGGTGCGTCATTCGTCCCATTACGCCTGGGTCAGGCTGTGTGCAGTCCTGCATGCGCAATTCTCGATGCACCGAAGAACCAAGATAGGGCCCGCAAGGCAATTGCCCAGCGTGAGCGCCGCGATATAAAGGTTCGCAAGGAGAAGCTGAAGAGCAGGGCGGATCATCTGCGCGAGGCCCAGGCCGCCGTGAACGAGTACGTGCGCCTGCGTGACGCGCGCCTGCCATGCATTAGCTGCGACTCGACGCCGAACGACAATGACCTCATGACAGGCAGCCGGTGGGACGCGGGGCATTACCGTTCCGTCGGCGCCTGCCCAGAGCTGCGCTTCGAGCCGCTGAACATCCATCGCCAATGCGTGAAGTGCAACCGCAACCTGTCCGGCAACGCCGTGGAGTACCGAATCCGTCTGGTGTTGCGTATCGGTGCCGACAAAGTCGCATGGCTTGAAGGGCCTCATGAGCCTCGCAAGTACACCGTCGAAGAAATCAAAACCATCAAGGCCGAATACCGGGCAAAGACCAGAGAACTGAAGAGGGCTGCAGCATGACCTATCGCAACGTTGTTTCAGCAGTAGTTCGAGCCCTTGCGGCCGAGACCATCACTTCCGCCGGCGGCTGCGACTTTGAGCCCAAGGTGCAGTGCGCCAAGCAGAAGGGGGAGATCGTCGGCAAGGAGGCTGCGTTTCTCCAGGACTGCTGGGTGTTCGGTCGACTGCACAAAGCGCTGACCCCGGCGCACTGGCGCGCACTCGTAGCGAAGTACTCGACGCACCAGGAGCGAAAGCACGGCGCCATTCTGGAGCTGCTGAACTCGGTGAAGACGCCGGCGCCGAAACGCTTTCGCGAATGCGCTGTCCTGACCTGGGCCATTCCGCAGGTGGCAGGTGCCGAGGGCAAGCGCTCCGCCGCGGTGCTGCCGGCTGCCTGGTACGACATTACGAATTGGGACAATGACGGCAAGCCGGAATCGACCCGGTACAGGTGGCGTTCAACGATCCGCAAAACGCTCGACGGCCAAGTGAACGAGGCGCTCACCGCTGCCCAGGAACTGCTCGACGCCGAGGGTTTAATCGAAAGTTGCGCGGCATAGCAAATAGCCGTTGCAATGAGTGAGAAAGTGAGAGATTATTTATCCATCCTGTCGATCTTGCGCGTTAGGGATCGATGACCATGTCCCATCGGGATCATCGGCAGCAGGGTGTTTGCTCGTAGTCGGCGCTGTTGGGTACCTGATTCTTGTAGTACTTAAGTATCTTGTTCAAAAACTGCAACAGCCAAGCGTAGTGGTACCGTCTACGAAGGAGGTTAGTCAAATGGCTAATATCGACACCGCGTTTCTCGAAACCAGCAACAATGTTGGCGCCGGACTCGTAGCAAGCTCACTGTTTGCCGCTCTGATTTGAGTCTGTAAGGACTCCACAAACCCCGTCCACAAGGCGGGGTTTTTTATTGCCCATGGAAAGGGCGATTCAGCAAAAGGAATTTGCAGATGTTGAAAGAATTCAGATGCGGTAACTGCAGAAGACTTCTCGCCCGTACGGGTGGGTTTACAGAGCTCCAGATCAAATGTTCCCGATGCGGGACGTTGAACCATGCGAAGGACAAGATCCTCGAGCAATCGCCTTTGAGCGACATGAATGCGGAATTCTCCGCGATTAATCATTCGACCCAATAGGTGAAAAAATGTCCCATAGTGGCTTTCGTATTATCCTCTTTAACAGCGCCAATAACGGCAGCGCTATCCTGCCTCCGCGTAACTGTCTGGTGGCGGGGCAGTATCTCGAGTCTCCAAGCAAGCGTTACAAGCTAATCCTAGAGGCTGACGGGAATCTGCGACTCTACGATAACGGCGTTCCAATCTGGGTGGCTGATAGCAGCGTTCCCTACACCTACGTAGACAACCGTCCAAATACAGATTTGGTCACTTGCTTCTACATGCAAGGTTCTGCCTTCTTGGTCGACCGTGTAGGTAGTCGCACTTGGTCAACCAAGGGTGATTGGATTAACGGCGCTGCGGATCGCGCTTACCTGCAGGTGCAAGATGATGGCAACGTTGTCGTTGTAGATGGGGTTCCTCAGTGGGCTCGATTTGGCTTCACCCCGACCGCAGTTCCGACACGTGGCGTGTTCTATCCAGACCACGGTACGGGTGATCTCCCGACTTTCTACACTTACTATTGGAATAACGCTTTTTAACTCGACCAAGAGCCTCGGCATTTGCCGGGGCTTTTTCATTTACGGCTCCACCACACCCATTGCTCCGAGCTGGGTGGCTGCTGGAGCCGACTAATTTCAAGCATGCCCCACGGAGTCGAGCGCATGGAGTATCTACAGCGCCTGCTCGACAAGATCGACAGGTTCGAATTGCTGATTGCGGGCCTGATTGGGGCTGTCGTTGCGAGCTGGTGGCACAAGGACGATTTGTCCGACTGGCGCGCTTGGATGGTGTTCTTGATCACCGGGGTTGCCTGCTCGCTGTACCTGACGAGCATGGTAAGCGCGTACCTGAATGTCACTGAGCCCAAGATCGTCGCCGGCATTGGTTTCTTGCTGGGCACGTTCGGCGGCTCTCTCCTGGCAGCAATCAACCGAGCCATCAAAGCCGCTGACCTCTGGGCGCTTATTCGCCAGCGGTTCGGGGGAGGCAATCCACCATGAATCTTGAACTGATCAACTCCATCGCCTGCGGCCTTATCGCGCTGTGGGCGACCTGGTGTGTACTTAGTGGGAAGGTGCGGGACGGTATTCTCGGAAAGCTGATCTACACCACGATCGCCATCACTGGATTCGTCGTGTCGGTGCGCAGCCAGAACATCTTCTTCGGCCCGACCACTGCCGGCCTGACGTTGCATGTCGCCCTGGCCCTGGCCGGTGCACGGCATATCTTCATGGTCACGTACTGGCAGCGGGTGAAGGTCTGGCTGTGCCGGACGCTGAACTGCGAGCACTGCCTGAACTGTAACAAGGCACCTGGCGGTGTCGAGCGCAGAGCCAAGTAATGCGAGGGCCTACCATCCCCCTGGAAACAACTGCTGATCTTCGGGCGTTGCGGGTTTGCGCCACCTGAGATTTGCCGTTAAACCTTTGGCGTAAGATCGCTCAAATTCGGTATTCGCTTCTTTGGTAAGGCGCATGGCTTTCGCATAGTCCGCCTCAAGGTCATCAGGCAGCGATTCACAAGCCAGTTTGGCCTGCTGATACCTAACGGCGTACATGTAGCCGTCAGTAGGAGCTTCATCGTAGCTGTAGCGGGATGGCTCTGAAGCGAGTGCTGGGCCAGCGATAAGTAAAGCGATGAGATACAGGCGTCCGTGCATGGGTTTGAAGTCTCGAAAAAATCAAATTTGGCGGAGTATACCTGGCTCATCCGCGCCACGTTTTCGAATGCGCCAAATCGTGGCGCGGATTAGAGTTACCTGCTCAGTCAACCTACTTATCCATTCATACGTGCCGCCAGTAAGGCTCGCTCCTTGCTTAGAGGTTTGAGCACCGCGGGTTGCTCTCCGATTTTCATGAACAGGAAATAATGGTCCTGATCATCGTGCAGGATACGGTAGACGTCAGCTGTTCTGTCAGTGCTAGGCGAAGTCAGCTTGTCCACAATCAATGTGTAAGCGCTAACTCCCAGCTTGTCCAAAGCTGTCTGCAGCTCTGCTTCAATCCCTGATCGCCATTTCTTCATGTTGTGTCGATATGCTAGGACTGCAAGCACGATTGCCATTATTGGCATTACGCCGGCCGCGAAGACCGTAAATAACGTATCCATGATCTCTCTTTGTTAAATAAGAAAACTGTTCATGAATACCCGCAAGCTTGAAAGGCGGCAAGAGAGGGTCACGATATGATTCGACCAATGCCGCCACTATCGCTGCTTGAATTGTCCGACTTTGGTCTTCGCGTTACCCCAGCTCCCGAGGTATGGGAATGGCTCCAAGCCGAGATCCTTGCCGACACCGGCATCATTCACAACGAAGACCATGCTCACCTACTGGATGCAGACATCCGGATCATGTGGGCGTCGTCGAGCTTCGAGAAGCAGGGCCGCACTGTCCTGGGCCAAGCCGAGCAGGTAGCGTTCCGCGCCGGCGGTTGGCAGAAAGCCCGGATGGAGCAGCAGATGCGTGACTGGTTCGGCGATGTGCCGGCTTTCATCATCACGCTGGCCGCTGACTACTGCGCCCAGTGCAGCGACCTTGAGTTCTGCGCCTTGATCGAACACGAGCTGTATCACCTGGCTCACGCGACCGACAAGTACGGTCAACCAGCATTCACCCAAGACGGTGCACCGAAGATCAAGCTGCAGGGCCACGACGTCGAAGAGTTCGTCGGTGTGGTTCGCCGCTATGGTGCGAGCCCTGACGTTCAAGCGTTGGTGGATGCTGCAAACAGACCTGCTGAGGTGGGGAAATTGAACATTGCGAGGGCCTGCGGAACCTGTCTGCTCAGATCGGCCTGACCCCTGACAGACCTAAGACGGAATTTACCCTATGGCAGCCCTGAACAGTGAGGTGAAAGGCTTCATGGTTCAGGCCTTGGCGTGCTTCGACACACCATCCCAGGTTGCTGCAGCTGTCCGAGAGGAATTCGGCATTGAGGTGACCCGTCAGCAATGCGAGGCCCAAGACCCGACCAAGCGCGCCGGGAGAGACCTGGCAAAGAAATGGGTGACCCTGTTCCACGATACCCGGAAGCGGTTCCGCGAAGAGACAGCTGACATCCCGATCGCCAACCGTGCCTTTCGCCTCCGTGCCATGAACCGCTTCGTGGAGAAGGCCGAGACGATGAAGAACATCGGCCTGGCGATGCAGATCCTCGAACAGGCCGCGAAGGAAACCGGCGACATCTACGTCAACCGGGCCAGGAAGGAAGAAGCCGGCGACGAGCCGGTAATCCCTACCCGCATTCAGGTCGACGTGGTGGATGCGAGGAAGCCGAATGCCGAGCCTTAACGTTCCGCAGGCTCAGTTCCTCACGCTGCCCCACAAATTCCGTGCGTTTGTTGCTGGGTTCGGATCAGGCAAGACCTGGGTCGGATGCTCGGCGCTGAGCAAACACTTCATGGAGTGGCCCGGCGTTAACGCTGGCTACTTCGCACCGACTTACCCGCAGATCCGGGACATCTTCTATCCGACCATGGATGAGGTGGCCTACGACTGGGGGCTGAAGACCAAGATCAACCAGGCGAACCACGAGGTTCACATCTACAGCGGCCGGCAGTCCCGCGGCACTGTGATCTGCCGGTCTATGGAGAAGCCGCAGACAATCGTCGGCTTCAAGATCGGCCACGCCTTGGTGGATGAGCTGGACGTGCTGACCGCAGTCAAGGCGCAGCAGGCCTGGCGCAAGATCATCGCCCGGATGCGCTACAACTTGCCCGGGCTGAAGAACGGGGTGGACGTCACCACGACGCCGGAAGGCTTCAAGTTCGTCTTCCTGCAGTTTGTGAAACAGCTGCGCGATAAGCCGTCGCTGAAAGAGATGTATGGCTTGGTGCAGGCCAGCACGTTCGACAACGAGCTGAACTTGCCGGATGACTACATCGCATCACTGATGGAGTCGTACCCGCCTCAGTTGATCATGGCGTACCTCAAGGGCCAGTTCGTCAACCTGACGTCTGGCACGATTTACACGGCGTACGACCGCAAGCTCAATGGGTGCTTCGACACCGTGCAGCCCGGAGAGCCACTGTTCATCGGGATGGACTTCAACGTCGGCAAGATGGCGGCGATCACCCACGTCAAGCGCGACCAGGGCATGCCCAGGGCCGTAGATGAGCTGGTCGACGGCTACGACACGCCCGATATGATCCGCCGCATCAAGGAACGCTACTGGCAGCACGACGGCAATGACTTCAAGAAGACGTGCGAGATCAGGATCTACCCGGATGCCTCGGGCGACTCTCGCAAGTCCGTGAACGCCAGTATCACCGACCTGGCCATGCTCAAGCAGGCCGGGTTCGCGGTCATCGCTCCAGCTGCGAACCCGCCGGTGAAGGATCGTATCAACGCAATGAACGCCGTCTTCTGCAATGCGCAGGGCGAGCGCCGCTACCTGGTCAACTCGTTCACCTGCCCAACCTACGCCGATGGCCTGGAGCAGCAGGTGTGGGGCGCGAACGGGGAGCCAGATAAAACCGCCGGCATCGATCACGCGAACGACGCCGGCGGCTACTTCATCCACCGCGAGTACCCGATCATCAAACCGGTCACCGCAATGAAAATGGGGGTCGCTCGATGACGGACGTCACTTTCACCCGTCCCGAGTACACGGCGGCGAAGTACCGCTGGCGCTTGGTGCGCGACGTCTGCAAGGGCTCGGAAACGGTCAAGGCTGCCGGCGATTATTACCTGCCCAGGCCGAATGCCTCGGACAAGTCACAGGACAACAAGGATCGGTACGACGCATACAAGAAGCGTGCTGTGTTCTACAACGCCACCGGCCGGACGAAACACAGCCTGGTGGGAGCGGTGTTCCGTACCTGGCCAACCTTGACTGTTCCCGGTGCGCTCGACTACGTGACAAAGGACATCGACGGGCAAGGCGTCAGCGTTTACCAGCAATCGCAGTCGGTTATCGGGCACTTGCTCGAAGTTGGCCGTCACGGCTTGCTGGTGGATTACGCCGCTGTTGAGCCCGGCACTGTGAGCAAGGCAGACGAGCAGGCCGGTCGCGCCCGTGCAAACGTCGCCAGTTACCCGGCTGAATCAATCATCAACTGGAAGACGCGCCAGGTTGGCGGTCAGCACTTGTTGAGCCTGGTTGTGCTGCGCGAAAAGATCGACGTTGATACTGACGACGGGTTCGGCAGTGAGCAGGTTGTGCAATATCGCGTACTGCGCCTGGATGTGTCCGGCGTGTACACCCAGGAAGTATGGGAGGAGGGCTCTAGCAAAACGGAGATGACCGTAGCGCCATTTGCCCCGCTGAACGGAGCCGGACAGCCATGGCGAATCATCCCGTTCCAGTTCCTGGGCAGCGAGAACAACGACACCAGCATCGACGACTCGCCGCTGTACGACATGGCCGAAGTGAACATCGGGCATTACCGCAACAGCGCGGATTATGAAGAGGCAGCGTACTTGGTGGGCCAGCCCCAACCATGGATGTCTGGTCTTGATGAGCAATGGCGCGACCACCTCGAAACGGCCGGGATCTTCCTGGGCTCCAGGGCGCCTTGGCTGCTCCCTGTGAATGGCGCATGTGGCGTATGGCAGGCGCAGCCCAACACCGTCGCCAAAGAGGCCATGGACGCTAAGAAGCAGGACATGGTGTCCCTCGGCGCCCGTCTGATCGAGCGTGGAAGTGCAGTGAAGACAGCAACCCAGGCCGACAACGACAGCGCCGCCGAACACAGCGTTCTCTCCCTGGTGGTGAGCAACGTCAGCGAAGCGTACAGCCAGTGCCTGGCCTGGATCGCCGAGTTCGTGAACGCCCCCGGCGAAGTGGTCTACAAGCTCAACCAAGACTTCAGCCAGATCACTCTGGACGCAACGATCCTTGCGGCGCTGTTCAATGCCGTGCAGGGCGGCAAGCTGCCGGAAGGCGACTTCTGGCAGTACTTGCGCGATCGCGGCGTGATTGATCCAGAGAAGACGGACGACGAAATCCGTGGCGAACTGGAGGCACAAAGCACTGGACCTGACCTGGATGACGACGAGGTAATTCCGAATGGCGGCAAACCAAGCAATTCTTGACGCCACCATCCGACACGCTGTTTTCCTGGAGCAGCTGAAGTCGGGGGAGGTTGCGAAGTTCGCACCCTTCCTCAAGGAAATTGACCGTTCGATCCGCGAGCGACTGACCCGGGCAGACCTGACGGATTACACCGTCGCGCGGCTGGAGCGGCTGCTGAGCGAGGTTGATAGCCTGCTGCTGGGCATCTTCGACCGTTACAGCGAGAAGCTGAACCTCGACCTGGTGGATATCGCCAACTACGAGGCCGAGTTTGAGGCGACCAGCCTGACCCGGGCGGCGCCGGTGGGCGTCACCTTCGACGCGGCGGTGCCGGGTGCTGCTGCGATCCGGGCAGCAATCCTCACCAATCCGCTCAGCGTGCGCGGTGCCGACGGCGGGAAGCTGCTCAAGTCGTTCATTGATGGGTTCACCACCACCGAGCGGCAGCGCCTCACAGGTGCGATCCGACAGGGCTTCTTCGAGGGCCAGACGAACTTCCAGATCATCAAGAATATCCGTGGCACCAAGGCGCTCCAGTACAACGACGGAATCCTGGCCACGACCAACCGCAACGCTGGCGCCATCGTGCGGACAGCGGTGCAGCACGTCGCCACCCAGGCGCGCATGGAGACGCTGAGGGAAAACAGCGATGTCGTGCAGTCCGTGGAGTGGGTCAGCACCCTGGATTCGAAGACCACCAGCCAATGCCGGACGCTCGATAAGCGCAGGTTCAAGCTGACCGAGGGGCCGAGACCGCCAATCCACATTAACTGCCGCTCGACCGTGGTTGCGGTGACGCGCTTCAGCGCCTTGTTCGCCAAGGACGCCACTCGGGCATCTATCGGCGACGGCGGTGCTCAGCAGGTGAGGGCGGACCTCAGCTATTACGACTGGCTCCAGCAGCAGCCGGTAGCATTTCAGGACAAGGCCATCGGCCCGGTCCGCGCCAAGCTGTTTCGCGAAGGAGGCCTGAGCATCGAACGATTCTCCGAGCTGCAGCTTGATCGTAACTTTTCACCTCTGACCCTGGAACAAATGCGCGCTCTCGAGCCTTTGGCATTTGAGCGCGCCGGAGTATAGATCAACACTCTTTACGATCAGCCTCGATCTGAATCAGGGCATCTTGGAACAACGAACTCCATTTTTCGTAATTCTCATTGTAAGCCTTTACCAGCTTGAGTGACTTTTGGTCATCACTCTCCTTGATAGAGCTTTTCAAGTTGTTGACCATATTTCTGCTTAAATCCGAAAGTTTTGCTGGAGCGTATGCACTAAAGGCATATCCAGCTTTCATTAGCTCATCGAGCCTAGCGTCGTAATCCTCAAGCGTGAATTTCGTGTGTCCTGATAGCGACACGAAACTCCCCATTGAGACAAGAAAAAGATCAGCCTTTAAGCGAAAGCTCTGCTCCTGATTATCCAAGCGAGATATGCATGATTGCCTTGCAGTGACTTCAGATGATTGCGAAGAGGACCACCAGCCCATAACGCTTGTACTCATAACTCCCGCAAGTGTCAGCAGGCCGGTAACGGTTGCGACAGCCACTGCTTTCCATATCTCATTCATGTTTGATTCCCATTTTTTGCTGCTCTCCGTTTTGATCTAGTACGTGGTCACAAAAGAACCGCGAGCATTCTCTATGCAATTCCATCCGGATTCCATCCTCGCAGGCAGGGCCTGCACCCACGTCTCTGGGAGACAACCAATGCTGAAATTTCAACTGGATACCCTGGAAGGGGTAGATGAAGCCGTGCGCGCTCTTTACACCGAGAAGGACGGCAAGTTCGTACTCGGCATTGAAGGTCTGCCGCAACAAGAAGATGTCACCGGCCTGAAGGCCAAGGTTGATGAGTTGCTCGGCGAAAAGAAACTGGCCGAGAAGAAAGCACGCGAGGCCGAAGAGTTGGCCCGTACTGAGCGTGAAGAGGCCGCTCGCAAGTCCGGCAACGTCGAAGAGCTCGAAAAGTCCTGGTCCGAAAAGTACAACCGCCGCGAAGCTGAGCTGAACGGCATGCTGGAACAAGAGCGTGGGACGCTGAGCACTCAGATCCGGGATCTGACCGTCGGCCGTACCGCTACTGATATCGCGTCTGCCCTGGCAATTCCAGGCAGCGCCAAAGCCCTGTTGCCGCACATCGAACGCCGTCTGAGCGTCGAGCAGCGCGACGGGAAGCCTGTTGTGGTCGTCCTCGACCAGCAGGGCAAGCTCTCGGCGGCAACGCTGGATGAGCTGAAAGCAGAATTCGCAAACGACACGGCCTTCGCGCCGTTGATCGCGGGTAGTAAGGCATCTGGCGGCGGGGCTGCTGGTGCTGGAGGTGGCGGCGGGGCCGCAAAAGGAAAAATCGGCGGCACCAAAGAGGAACGCACGGCCGCGATCGCGAGCCGGTTCCCGGATCTCCCACAATCTTAAGGAAATAACTCATGTCCCTGTCGCAAATGCAGGTCTTCAACCAATACATCATGCCTGCGACTCTCGAGACGCTGGATCAGTATCTCGCCGCTTTCAACGCTGCCAGCCGCGGCGCAATCGTGCTGTCTCCGGACGGCTTCACTGGTGACTTCCTCCAAGAGTCGTTCTTCCAGACTCTGGCTGCTGCACAGCGCCGCGTGGATCGCTACAGCGCGAACGCTGCAGTCGCTGCTACCGACTTGACCGAGCTGAAGAACACCTCGGTGAAGGTCGCCGGCGGTTTCGGCCCGATCCGCTACGAGCCATCGCAGATGACCTGGCTGGAGCGTCCAACCGCGCAAGGCATCGAGGTCGCCAGCCGTGCGTTCGCTGAAATCCTGCTGAAGGATCAGTTGAACACCGCGATCGCCGCCCTGGTTGCCGCAATCACCGCCCAGGCTGCTGCGGTCAACGATGTGTCGGCTACCGCTGGCATCACCTACGCCGGCTTGAACAATACCCACGCGAAGTTCGGCGATGCGAGCCAGAACCTGGTAACCCAGGTGATGCAGGGCACCAGCTACCACAAGTTGGTAGGTCAGAACCTGGCGAACCAGCAGCAGCTGTTCCAGGCGGGCAACGTCCGCGTCGTGGACATCCTCGGCAAGATCTCCGTTGTGACGGATGCCCCGGCGCTGATGCAGGCCGGCACTCCGAACAAGGAAATCATCCTGTCCCTAGTGCAAGGCGCTGCGCTGGTCCATGACGGCCGCGACATCATCAGCAACGTCCAGACCACCAACGGCAAGGAGCGTATCGAAACCACGCTCCAGACCGACTACACCTTCGGCCTCGGCCTGAAGGGCTACACCTGGGACACCACCACCGGCGGCAAGTCGCCAACCGACGCCGAACTGGCGACCGGTACCAACTGGGACAAGACCGCCACCAGCATCAAGCACACCGCCGGTGTGGCTCTGATCGGTGACGCCTCCAAGTAACCCTGACAGCTGAGTCGGGCCCAGTGCCCGGCTTGGCGAGGACATGATCATGAGCAACAAAAACATCTGGTATCTGCCTGGTCCATTCCACCAGTACCAGGAAGACGTGAAGGCGCTGGCCAAGGCGAATGGCCTTCGCATCGTCGACGCGAGCGTTACCCAAAACCGCGAAGATGCTGCCGACGACGTGCCTGACGTGACGGTCAAGGAAGTGCCGAAGGTGCTGCTGATTGATGGTGGCAGTTCCAGCATCGATATCGATGCTTTCCGTGCCGAACTCGGATCTGTAGGTCTGATCGTCGAGTCATTCGCTGATCAAGCGCTGGCACGCCCAGAAGGCGAGCTTGGCCCTATCGCTGATCGCCTGTTTCAGGTGTTCGAAGCGGTAAACGCCGGCGTGGAAAGCCTCATCCGCGAGCGTGATGGTGAAGTGGCGAAGGTGAAAGCTCTGCAACTGCAGGTAGATGATCTTCTCCAGCAGATCGACAAAGCGGGTCGGGAAGATGCTGACGCGAAGGAAGTTGCCGACCTGAAAGCCAAGCTCGACGAAGCGAAGGTGCCATACCGGGCCAACGCCTCGAAAGAATCCTTGGAAAAGCTCGTCGCTGATCTGCCCAAGGCATGATAATGCTGGCTGCCGGTGACCCGGCGGCCGATCTCAAACCATTCCAGCGAGTTGACGCATGACACTCATCATCGAGGGCGGCACCGGCAAGCCTGACGCCGAAAGCTATGCGAGCGCCGAGGACCTGGCCCTGTATGCCGTGAAGTTCGGCACGGTCATCCCGGCGGGCGTGCCTGAGCAGGAAGCATTGCTGCGTCGGGCCGCCTTGGCGATGGATGGTATGACCTGGAAAGGCCGCAAGATGAGCAGCGAGCAGGCGTTGGCTTGGCCGCGCCGGGGTGTTGAGCTGGACTGCCAGATCAAGCCAGACAACTACCTGCCGGCGCGGATTCAGTACGGTCAGATGGCCCTGGCCGCCGAGATCCATCAAGACGACATCGACCCAGTGGAGAAGCGCAAAGGCGCGGTAACGCTGGAGCGTGTCGAGGGCGCGGTCACTCGCGAGTACGCGACGATCTCCAACACCAGTGGTCGGCTGTTGCCGGCGGCGCCGGACCGGCCAAGTGCTACGCAGTTTGCCGACTACCTACAAAAGCGCGGGCTGTTCGCAATCCGCGCATAGCTTCAACGGAGACCGCCATGGCCACCTTTTACGACGAAATGGCCGTGATGGCTCTGGAGATGATCACAGAGTTCGGCCAGCCCGTGACCATCAGCAAGACGGTGACGGGCGAGTACGACCCTGAGACGGGCGGCGAAGCGCCGGGCGCAACCGTCGAACAAACAGCCCAAGGCATCCTGCTCGACTTCACCGGCCAAGAATTCCAGAACAACAGTCTCATTAGGCAGGGCGACAAGAAGCTCAAGATTGCCGCGCAGGGGCTGACCTGGGTGCCGGGGCTGCTCGACAAAGTGGTCGCTCAGGGGCGTACCTGGTCAATCGTTCCTCCGCTGAAAGAGGTCAACCCCGCCGGCACGCCGATCCTGTATGAACTGCAGGTGCGGGCATGAGCCGCGCGTCAGGCTAGCTTCATGATTGTGGGGGGGGATGGATGGACAAACTATTGAGCTCGTAATAGCGTTGAGCCTTAACCCTTTCGCAGTGAGCAAAGTATATGGATATGCGCGGCATTATTACTCTGGTTAGCATGGCTACTTTCTTCTCAACTACAGCCTTTGCGGACACTGATGTAAAGAAAGAGATCATTGATCGATGCAAGGTACAGATGGGGAGTTACGGATCAGCAATGGTGAAGGCTTGCGTTGATCAGGATCTAAGCGCGGTAGCTGAAATCAAGCAAATTCCAGACGAGTACAAGAAAACTGTGGCGCGTTGCATGAAGCAAATGCGCCAATACGGATTTGCCATGGTCAAAGCCTGTGCTGATCAGGATATCGAGGCCGACAAGGCACTTAAGGAGTACTGAACTGTAGTCGCATGACTGCCTGATTGGCGTTCGTAGGCGTCAACCAATTATTCGTCGTTACTAAACCCACCATTGAGTGGGTTTTTTCATGCTTGGTTTACGAGGAGTTGATTGTGTCTACAAAATACGCGAATCAATCCGGCAGCTTCGCCCTGAGCCTGGCCGAGTTCGCCGCCCAAACCAGCGAAGCCATCGATGCCAGCGTGCGCGAGATCATCATCGAGGTCGGCAGCAGCCTGATTCGAATGTCTCCCGTGGGGAACCCGGAGATCTGGGCCGCAAACGTTGCTCACCGTGAGGCGAACACCCGGGCGGCCGACGACTATGACTTCAAGGTCGCGGTCCGCAATACGATCATCAACCTCAACGAGTCGAACTTCACCAAAGCCGGCAAATTGCGAAAGGGTGTGAAGTACGCCAAGCCCCTGACAAAGACCGAGCGCGACCAGAATTTCAACGTTAACGGTTTGGTGGCTGGCAAGGACTACGTCGGCGGCCGGTTCCGGGCGAACTGGCACATATCGCTTGGCGTGGTAGAGAGCGTCACCTTTGATGAGGTTGACCCGAGCGGCGCCGAAACCACCGCTGCAATGGTTGCCGCGATGAGTGATTTCACCGCTGGCCAAATGGCCTACATCATCAACAACTTGCCCTACGCGATCCCGCTGGAGTTCGGCCACTCAACCCAGGCCCCCGGCGGCATGGTTCGGGTGACCGTGGCTCGCTTTCAGCAGATCGTGCTGGAGGCCATCAGGAACAACCAGGTATGAGTCACTCCATCATCGCCTCGATCTACGAGGCCAAGCTCATCGCCTGGAACGCTGCCAGGTCGGACAAGCTCAAGATCGTTTTCGAGAACACGGCCTACGCGCCGGCGGACGGCGAGACTTATCTGCGGACCTTCACCATTCCCGGCGACACCGCGAGCAACACGCTCGGCGGTGATCACCGGCTGTTCACCGGCGTGTTTCAGGTCAGCATCATCGCGCCGGCGGGCACAGGTAAGACCAAGACCAACCCAATCACTACCGAACTGGTTGACCTGTTCCCGCTATATGCCAGGGACACGAAGGGCACGGTCACCGTGGTGACCATGTCGCCAGTTGACCCAGGCCCTGGCATCGCAGGCGATTCAACTTATACCGTTCCAGTTTCGTTCCTGTACCGAGCCGACACCAACTGATCCCGCCCATTGGGCAAACCCAGAGACCCGCCATTGAGTGGGTTTTTTAACATCTGCAAAGAGGAAATACCCCATGGGCTACAAACTCCCGAACGGCGGCACCTTCCAGCACGCCGCAACCTACGCCGCGGCACTGGCGTTCGCCACCATCAGCAACGCGAGCGAGGCGGTGGCCACCGTTGTAGGTGGCACCATCGCTGCCGGCGATATTGTTCTGCTGACGTCTGGCTGGAGCAAGCTGGACAGTAAGGTGGTGCGTGTGAAAGCAGCGACGGCAACGGCGATCACGCTGGAAGGCATCGACACTACCGACACGCAGGTCTATCCGGTCGCTGGCGGCGCGGGCACGATGCGCAAGGTGCTGACCTGGGTGCAGATCCCGCAAATCTCCGACGTAGCCTTCTCCGGTGGTGAACAGAACTACTTGGATGTGGTGTTCCTTGAGGATGACCAGGGCAAGCAGATCCCCACCGACAAATCAGCGGCAAGTATGGTGCTCACCATCGCCGATGACCCGGCCCAGGCGTTCAACGGGGTGCTGCTGAAGGCGGACGCCGGCAAGCAGATCGAAGCGGCGCGCCTGAACCTTCCTGGTAACGACACCCTGCTGTACGGCACCTACACGTCGTTCTCCAAGCAGCCTGCGGTGTCCCGCAACAACCTGCTGACCCGTACCGTCAGCTTGGCGTTGCAGGCCGAGCCGACCCGCTACCTGACTGCGGTGGTGTAATCCATGGCTAAGATCCGTATTGCGCAAAAGGCTACGTTCAATGCGCCCGTGCTGATTCCGATCGTCGGCAGCGAACCCGAGAAGGTCGAGTTCACTTTCAAGTACCGGGATCGCACCGAGCTTGCCGCCCTGTTCGATGAATGGAACGAGGCGCGGAACAAGGCGCGGGCCGCGCTAGGCGATAAGCCGTCCTGGTCGGAAGTGGTTGCCGTGGACACCGAGCAGCAAACCCAGCAGATCAAGGACTTGGTAGTCGGCTGGGGCTTTGATGACGAATACAGTGACGACAACATCGTCGCATTCGTGAAGTCCTGCCAGGGCGCCGCAGAGGCGGTCGTTAATGCCTACGAAGGCGCATACAGTCAGGCCCGCCTGGGAAACTGACTGACGCCGCCCGCGCGATGTACTCGCCGAGCGTGCCCGACACGATTATCGGCATGTTCGGCCTTGCCCCTGGCGACCTGATTGAAGAAGTGGAGGTCTGGCCCTGCAATTGGCCAGCCTTCCTCCTATTCAACCGAATGTCCACTCAGTGGCGAGCAGGCGCCGGCGGCGCGATCGGTCTCGACTACAGCAGCATCCGCGACGTGGCCGGTTTTCTCGGCATCAAGAAAAAGAAACTCGCTGAAATCTTCCCCGACCTTCAGGTGCTGGAAGGCGAAGCCCTGCGCGTCATGGCGGAGGAAAGGGAAAACAGCCCGTAACCACG